TGCTGCAGCACCCCGCATAGCGCCTGCTGCCCATGCTGGTGTCTCGCCACCCTCAAAGTCTTCCATGAGAGTTGCCATCTCATCCTTGACACTGGCAGCCTCTAGGCGTTCTGTACCATAGATGTCTTGAACTTTTTGTTGATCTACAGTTGAGCCATCAATCATCTCACCTGTCTCAAGTACACGTGTAGGAGCACCCTCTACTGTAGCAGCTTCACCCTGTGCAGCATCCAGCTTTAACTGTGCCATCTTGGTAGGGTCACCCTGCGCAGCTTCCATAGTTGCAGCATCACTTACTTCACCTGTAGCAGCTGTTGCACCTTTAAGGGATGCATCTACAGCAACAGCAGCTTTATCAGCCGTAACAGTAGAAGCATCTGTGGTGGGTGCAGCTACAGCGTCTGGTGCTTGAGTAGCTGTAGTAGTCGTTGCTGTGTCAGCTGCAGTTGCTTGGCCTGTACCAGTAGTAATGTCTGTACCTGTACCCTTAGATGCAACAGTGTCTGCTTTAACAGTTAGTTTACGAGGATCAGATGTGATAGCCTTAGTCATAACACCAGCGCTACCAAGACCACTATTAGCAGGTGCTTGTTCTTCTGTTGTATTATCATCTTCTGGACGATCAAGCATATCTTCTTCTTCGTCTGGTGTAGTGTCGCCACCCTCTGCCATCTGCATGGGGGAACCTTCAACAATACGTCTAGCTGACAGTGTGAACTTACCCATACGTGCTGCGGCTGCAGGGTTAGATGCAAGGAAAAGGTTTATAGACTTTTCATCCATAGGTCCGTTATAGCCTAGTGCTGGCAGTACTTTTTTCTGTAATGTTTCAGGCTTAAAACCTACTAACTTCTTAGCCATAATTATTTATTCCCTATCTGCATCCACACAGATGCTGCTATGAATGATAGCAAAGCTACTGTTGATATTCTTACTGCGGTTGTCCATATGCTTTTCTTTGTGTCACGATAAGCTTCGAGTAAAGAGCGCATCTCGTGCAAGTCGCGCTGGGCGTCTGCGTCCTGTAACCCCAGAGACCTAAGAGCCTCTTTAGCGCCACGTCTTGCTGCACGATCAAGCATATCTTCTAGCTCGTCTGGTGTCAAGGATACAGTAGACATTATACAGTACCGTTAGTGTTTACGTTTCCTGTTACGGTGAGGTTACCGTCTGCGTCTAGCTTCATCTTGTTTGTACCGCCTGTAGCGAAGTATAAGACGCCAGAACTTTCTGTAAGTGTCCAATCACCTAAGTCTACTGTAGTAGCGTTGAGGGTAGAAGCTGAGAAAGCCTGAGAAGCAGAACCTGCTAGTTCAGCTTTAGTGTCTATCTCTGTCTGTAACCCAACAATGTCACTAATGGTAAGAGCTTCTGTTGGTACAGTCGCAGCTATAGTGATGTTAGATGTACCATCAAAAGAGGCTGTACCCGTTACATCACCTGTTAGCGTAATGCTACGTGCGGTAGCCAAGGCGGTTGCTGTGTCTGCGTTACCTGTTACATCGCCAGTTACGTTACCCGTCACGTTACCTGTAACATTACCAGTTATGTTACCTGTCACATCACCAGTTACGTTACCCGTTAAGTCACCTACTACATCGCCTACTACATCGCCTACTACATCGCCAGTTAGATTGCCAGTGACATTACCTGTTACGTTGCCTGTTACGTTACCAGTCACAGCGCCTGTAAGATCACCCGTTACATCGCCTGTCACGTTACCTGTAACATTACCAGTCAGGTTGCCAGTTACATCTCCAGTCACGTCACCCGTAATATCTCCAGTGACATCACCTGTAAGGTCACCCGTTACGTTACCCGTTAAGTTACCAGTAACATTCCCTGTAACACCACCAGTCAAATCTCCGGTTACATTACCTGTAACATTACCCGTTAAGTTACCTGTGACATTACCTGTTACGTTCCCTACAACTCCACCTGTTGCTGTTGTAACACCCGTCACTGCAAGTGTACCTGCTACAGTAGCATTCTCATCTACAGTAAGTGTATCTACATTTGCAGTGCCGTCTAGCCACAAGTTGTTCCACTCTTGGGTAGAACTACCAAGGTTAAACGTACCAGTTACTTCTGGTTTGATGTTGCTGTTAACGTCTGCTTGGAAGTCGATAGTATCTGTGGGGGCATTACCAAAGGTTAAGTTACCTTCAATAGTAGCATTACCTGTTACTGTAAGGTTGCCACCTACAGATACGTCACCCGTAGTACTAACTGTGGCGCTGCTCAATGCAGTAGTAAAGTAACCACCCTTAAACTTAACAGATGCAGAGCCTAAGTCTACAGTATTAGTTGTCTTGGGTAGTACGCTAGAAGAGGACACAATAACATCCTGCGCTGGGCCTACCTTAGTGATAGGTGCACCCTCACCTGCAGTACCATCGTGTTTATGTCCAGTAGATGCGTTAAATCCTGCCTCAATGGCATTGTACTCATTATCAAAATCATCCGCATTGATAACACTACCGTTAGAGATGTTGTTAGCAATATCTTGACGTGCATAACCTGCCATGTTTTAGTCCTTACTGTCTATCGTTTTGTCTAAACTCTAGCAGGGCTGTGTCTAGAGTGAATGTAGGGTTAGTAGAGAGATCCTCTACACGTATTGCTATGGTCTTACCTGAACCTACTAGGTTTGTGTTGTACACAACGTCAAGCTCACCACCATAAGTAGCTGTGCCAAATGCTGCAGCAGAGGAGCCATACAGGAATATAGAATCTCCTGTACTTTCTACACGCTGTGTGGCTGGTTGAATCACACCCGTATTTGTAGCAGTATCAAAGTCGTACTTAATGTTTAGACCTAGATCCATAGGTCCAGTTGGTTCTGCGTACAAGGTCATCTTGTAGAATGACTTACGTACCTGTGGATCAGAGATAGGCATGAAGGGTGACTCATAGATAGCGTCAATGTTAGAGCCATCAAAGCTAGAGCCTGTATCCATGATGTAGATGTAACCGTCACCATTAGCAAAAGCAATGGTTTCAGCTGTACCAGAGTAGCGGCTGTCAGCTATGTAAGCTTGGATGCCAAAGGTAGTAGACCAGCTAATCCCAGACGCACCCTGCGATACAAACTTAGTAGCGATTAACCCTTTAGCTACCTCAGCCTGCTCTGACTCAAGATATGCAAAGATACGGTACTGAGCTTTCTCACGTAGAATAACAGATGTGAAGTTAGATGTACTAGAGAGGAATTTTGTAGCATCCTTAGCTATAGGATCAGATGCAATGTCCAACCCAAAGTCACCTATACGATCAGTAGCACTAAGAAGGCGAATACCATCTGGTGCTAAGTACATAATGTCACCACCAACTTCTTGGATAGTGTCACCGCTTACGCAACCAATACGGTCTGTGATAGGTGAAACCTGGAAGTCAGATGTGGTGTTGCCTGTCAGGCGTTTGATACTATCAGTAGTAAAGATAATAAGCTGGTCACGGAAGATAGCTAAGCCTGTTACATCAGAGGCAACATTAAGAGAACCAGCACCATCAGCAGCACTAAAGTTGTCAACAGTAAAAGGGGCAGTAAAGAATACGTTGTTACCCTTAGCGTAGAAGGCTGTGTCCTTAAACACGGCAACGTGCTCTGCGCCTAGTACATCTGTAGAACCTGTTACTGCTGTAAGAGTATTACCTGATGTGTTGTAAGTAGCTGGGTAGTTGACCCCATCTACAAAGATAACCTTGTCATCACCATCTAGGTTGTACATAGCGGTACGAGCTTTATTACCTAGCAAAGGTCTAGCACCCATAGATGTCCATGTAGTACCTGTGCCGTAGTAGTACTCTGTTACGTTGGATGCATTCTTCCTAGCAACTACAATACGACCAGAGCTAATAACTTTCAGAGCTAGGATAACGCCAGAGCCTGTGACTTCTGTATCACTATACTTCTCATAGCCTTTTATCTTGGAGTAGCCACCCTCTTTAGAGGCTTCAAAGTTCTGCAAGATAGTAGCAGAACCCACAGCATTAGTACCCTGCTGTAGAGGGCTAAGGTTAGAGAGAAGACCACCTCTAAACTCAATAGGGAATGTCTGCCACTGTGTAGCCATCAGAAATGTACTCGTGTATCTCGCAGGTATTCTGTGCGATTAATGTGTAAGCTACGTAATTGTTTAATGCCTTGCTCAAATTTTTGTAGTGCTAATTGTGCTGCCTGTGTATCACCACGGAATTGATAAACGTAATACATAGCGCCATCAACGATGGTATAACGGTATTGCTCAGGAAGTGTAGGTACATCTGTGGCAGACTCTAAGTCAAACCCTGTACGGAAGTACTCATATACTACTTCATACTCTTTATCAGGTGGTGGAGAAAAGATAAGTTCTCTACTTGGAGTACGTACAACATACTGTGGTGTTGTTCGTGTACTTGCCTCAGAGTTATACTCATAATCAGCAAACTTGTCAAGCCATTCTTCATAAGTAAGAACTTTTAGCTTCACTGTTTCTACGTTAAGATCCGCATCACGCTTGATACGAAAGGTGTTCATGTTTATAGTCTTACTGTCGTAAGGCATACTGTAGCGAACCTCACCAACAGCTAAGACTTCTGTTTCTTCTACATGGTTCCAAGGCCACTCAAACTCTTCTTGATTGATGTGGCGAATAGCTGCATTAACAGCATCCTTAGCAAAGCTGTAATAACCTGTGGCTGTAGGGAAGTTGTCACTTGTAAGCTCTACTTCGTTGAGGCGGCGGTTAATATCGTTAACTAGGCTAATGTAGTCGTATGCCATTCTTACTTCTCCCGTACACGTAGAAAGATACTACGCTCGTATTGTAGCCCAGAGCCTGTCGTAATGCTACAGGTAATTGTATATCTGATGTTGTTTGTACCTAAAGAGAAACGTGCTGTCGATACTTTGCCAGAGATTGTACCAGTGACAAACTGAAGACCGTTTACCACGGCAGAGTCAGCTAACTGTGTCTTAACACCAGCAGCATCTTTGATGTACCAGGTAACAGCAGATATAATGTCTGTACCTAAGAAGCGAGACCAGTCAACACTGTAGTCTACGATCTCATCTTTATCTTTATCAGGCCACTTATATGCCATGATTGCTCCTTATGCTGCTATGTACACAGTATTGTTTGAGTGTGGACTATCTATGTATACAGTGTTTTTTGAGTCAGGTTGTGTTAGATACACAACATTCTGTGTGTTGTAGTCATCTGCAAAATCTTGATAGGGGAATATCAAAGCTGTTATGTTTGGTGTATTAACAGAGAATGTAGCAGTTGTTGTATCCAGTGTTATTGAAGCCTGAGCATCTGCATCCGCAAACTCATAGTTGTTTAACGTCAGAGAAACGCCTGTTATAGCAATTTTAGAATCAGACGTAGGAATTACAGGGTTAATGTCAAAATTAGATGAGACACCAGATACACCAATATTAGTCTTACCAATTACGTCTGAAAATGCACTAACAGTAAAAGAAGAAGTTGCAGCAGGTAATACTACACTAGCCTTAGCATCTTCATCCGCAAACTCATAGTTGTTTAACGTCAGAGACACACCTGTTATAGCAGCACCAGCTTTAGCGTCAAACGCTATTGTGTCTGCTGTAGAGGTAGCTAATACATTAGGGACGGTTATAAAAGCTTTAGCATCTACATCTGAAAATGGACTAACAGTAAAAGAAGAAGTTGCAGCAGGTAATACTATACTAGCTTGGGCATCTTCATCAGCAAACTCATAGTTGTTTAGCGTTAACTCTACGCCTGCAACAGCAGCTGCCGCTTTAGCATCAAACGCTATTGTATCTGCTGTAAAGGTAGCTGATATATCAGGGAAGGTTATAAAAGCTTTAGCATCTACATCTGCAAAAGTATTAATACTGAAAGACGCTGTAGCACCTGTAGGTGTAGTACCAGCCTGTGCATCTACGTCTGACAAGTTGTTGATGCTAAAGGAAGCAGTAACATCAGATATAGCAGTAGATGCTTGAGCATCAAAGAGTACATTGACGTTAGTGCTTGCTGATACACTAGCCAAAGTAGGGTTAGCTATGGCTTCTAAAAGCAGATCTCCTGTGCTAAACTGTGCTGCTGCCCCCGGCATAAAAGCCTGAGCAAACAGCGCAGTAGCAGACTGAGATAAAGGTGTCTGTGAAAACGCTGTGAAGCCTAGCATGTGAAGTCCTTACTCAGGCTTAGTGGGCCATGTGATGTCTGTTGGGAAGCCAGCTTGGTCCGTAATATCACGCAGAGCCTGACGGTAATCTAGCTGCGCCTGAGATGCTGGATAGTCAGCTAAACCCCACAAGTCAGTCTCTTTTAGTAGGCCATCTCTTGTGCTACGCTCTTGCGTGGAAAGAAATGCCAATAGTTCTTGTTCAGTTGCCATCGTATTATCCTATCACGATCTAAGGGTTGGTGTGGGGAGAGCCGTTATGCGAAAGCCGAAAGTAGACCCTGCAACAAGTTTGTAAGAACCGTATTCTCCAAAAGTTGTTATAGCCGTTGTCGGATAAGCCTCCCCGTCATTAATACCTGGCCCACCTACTTGGACTTGCCATGTGCCAAAACATACCGCTACGGTAAATGCTGATGCCATGGAAAATGAAATCGGATC